ACTAGGGCCACCTATGCATACACACTTGCACCCATACTATACGTATAGTATGGGTGCAAGTGTGTATGCATAGGTGGCCCTAGTATGGGGTAGGGGCAAGGGTGTATGTATAGGTAGGGTCAAGAGTGTATGCTATAGGGAAGGTATACATATAAGGCCCTACTATATAGCGGGAGCCATAGCGGAAATTTGGCGAATATCAGGCTAGTGGTGGATCAATGGCAGGTAGCGCCACAGAAGCCTGTAGAGACGAGAAAAGCGGCCATGCATAGAAAGGACAGCGCAGCCGGTAAGGAAGGCGGGCAAGCCTGAGAACCCCACAGTGTCGGGCATTGCAGGCCGTTTAGAAGGGATCGGGAGCGCTCAGGCGTCAGGGATAGGGTATTTTTCTAAGCGTTGGACATTTGCACATTTGTACATTTGTGCTAATGTACACGACGCAAGCCCACAAAAACCGAGGAGACGAGCCCGAAATGACCAAGGTGATAGCTGTGCTCAACCAAAAGGGAGGCCCTGGCAAGACAACGGTCTCCACCAACATGGCCTGCTGGCTGCAGGCGCAAGGCTTCAAGGTGCTGCTGGTGGATCTCGATCCGCAGGGCAGTGCCACCGAGTGGAGCGAGACGCGCGACAAAGACGACGACTTCCCGGTCGTGCGCATGGGAACGAAGGTGGCCAAGGATCTGCCGCGCGTATCCGGCGGCTATGACTTCGTCGTGCTGGATGGCGCGCCGCAGATCAGCGAGCTGGCCGCCGCCGCGATAAAGGCCGCTCACCTGGTGCTGATCCCCTGCCAGCCATCGCCGTTCGATATTTACTCGTGCGCGCCACTCGTCGATCTGATCCTGGCTCGCCAGGAGGTCACCGACGGCAAACCGAAAGCAGCGTTTGTACCCTCTCAAGTGATCAAAAACACACACCTGAGCCGGGAAGTGCGCGAGGCGCTGACTGAGTACGGGCTGCCTGTGTTTGAGGCGCACACCGTCAGGCGCGTGGCCTACGCAGAATGCGCGAAGGGTGGCAGCGTTATGGATCTGGACGAGAGCGATAAAGCTCGCCAGGAGATCGAGGCGCTGGGCCGCGAAATGATGGAGTTCATCAATGACTGAGCGAAAGAAGCTAACCACGCGCCGAGGCACCGAAAGCGCCGCGAGGAAGGACGTCGAAAAAGCGATGCGAGCGGTGTCTGGCGACGACCAGCCGAAGAAGCGCATCCCGTTCGAGGTGCCGGTGGAAACCCACCGCAAGCTGGCTGGCATGCGCGCCAATAGCCGCGACAACGTGCCTGTAAGGGAGTTCTTGACCGAAGCGGTCGAGGATCTGTTCGAGAAGTATCGTCGAGGCGAAGGTCGCTTCGCGGTGGACGATATCGAGAGGATCTTGGGCGAGTAGCCCGGGAGAGAGCCTGGGGCCGGCGGCCACCGACCACCAGGCAAGACACAAGCAAACCGAGGATGGAAAGCCATGTCTATGAGCGATGTTATCACAGCGCGCCGCATTCCGCTGCGTGACGCACGAAACCCAGCCCACCGCGCCCTGGTGCTGCAGTATGCCCGCGAACACGCCACAGGGGCCGCCCAGCGCGCCCTGCTGGCCCTGGTTGGGGAGGCCGCAGCATGAGCGATATCTCCCGCTACCTGAACACCAGCGTCAGCGACGCGAAGATCTCACTGGAAGGCGGCCTGCGTAACGATGCGCCCAGCACCGGCCGCGACGCCCTCGCCCTGCTCGAGGCGCTCCAGGGCCGAGAAGGCCAAACCAGCCGCCGCAAGGTCGCAGCCAGCGTGCTGCGTAAGGCAGCCAAGACCCTGGTCGAAAGCGAAGAGCTCGACAAGCACGGCGTGGCCGCAGGCGACTACTACGCCGAGATCCCGACCGGGGAGCTGCGCGAGTGGGTGCAGATGACCGTCGAAGATGACCCGGCAAAGGCGGCCAGAGAGATGCTCGCCACCCTGACCGGCCTGCGCGGCGAGCACGGCACGGCCAGCCGCCGCAAGATCCTCGCCGCTGGCGTCGGCAAGGCCGCCAAAGCGCTGACCGAGGAGGCGACCCTATGCACTGGCTGAAACGCTGCTGGCGCGCCCTGGTGGCGCTGGTCAGCTTCCTGGCTGCCCTGGTGGACTACCTGATCGAGATCCTGGAAGAGCTAGGATCACCCAAACGTCGGCGCCCGCGCCGCTAACCAGAAGGACAAGACCATGAGCATCTCCACTTATCGCATCGAGTACGACTGGGACGGCCTGACGCTGAAGTACCTGCTGAAGCTCGATCGCAGCAGCATCACCGACCAGGACTTGATCGACATCCTGGGCAACACCTGCAGCAGCATCGACGCCGCGATCGCCGAGGCCGGTGGCGATGCCGAGATGGCGGTCGCGAATGCCAGCAAACACTTGGCCATCAAGGTGGCTTTCGAGTGCGCCGGCACGCTCGGCCCGCTGAAAGCAGCCGCCAACGAGATGAAACGTTACGACGGCTGGGCCGGTGACGATACCGAGTTCGAGTTCCTGGAGATCGAACTCGACTATGACGTCGACCTGGCCACTGTCACCAAGCTGAAAGCCGAGGAGCCGACCGTATGACCAGCGCCGCGATGAACTACGACCCCAACCTCACAAACTCGGGCCGCATGGCCATGCAGACCGTCCGCCTCACATTTGGCGTATGGGAGTACAGGAAAGAGATGGAGGTGCAGGTCGGTGGAAACTGCACGGGACTTACAGTCATCGAAAGCGCTGTCGAACAAGCCTACGAAAAACTGGAGCGCCTTGGCGTTTACCTGAGCGACGAGACGTACGCTGTGATCTACATGGACAGCGCAGATGGCACCGAGTCGATGGAGTGCGCCGATGAAGATGACGAGGGCGAGGACTGGCTGAAAGACATGCTGATCAAGGCCGAGATCGTCAGCATCGAGCCCCACAACCTCTAACCCACCCAGCCCCGCCACCCGGCGGGGCTTTTCGTTGCACGCCCCACACCGCGCGATCGCGCCCGCCATGATAGCCTTTCCCTGATATAACGCAGGGGAAGTGCATGAAAACCACCACGAAGATCATCCTCGGCGTGACGGCGGTTGCCGCTGTCATCGCCTACCAATTCGACCAGGGCCGCAAAGAGGAACGCCAGCTCGAGCTGGTCATCCAGGAGACCGGCAGGGCCGCGACCTGCACCCGCACCGATGGCGTCCAGGGCCACGACTGGGTGGCGTGCCGGTGGAGCGACAGCGACCAGGGGCCGGTCTGGATCCGCGCCGGCGAGCGCGACGGCCGCCCGGTCTGGACGACGGCCAACGGCAGGGCCATCAGCACGCTGGAGTCGTACCAGCTCGCCGCGTCGCCCGATCGCCAGACGAAGCTCGCCCAGGTGCGCGCCCGCGAGCCTGGCGAGGATCTGCCCAGCGTGCCATGGGATCGGCTCGACTAACCAACGCCCAGACGCAGAAAACCCCCACCGCCCGAAGGCGGTGGGGGTTTTGTGCAAAAGCACAAATGTACAAATGCACAAAAGCCGCCTTGGTAGGGCGGCTTTCGGCGCGGAACTGTTGGTGGCAGCGCCGCTTGGCCTTGAGGCCAGCTAGACGACTGATGCTTAGCGTATGCTCAATTTTTCGCTTTATCAAGCTTTCCCCTGAGTTCATAGGCCTTTCGTGCTCTCGCGCAGCGGGCGTGGATGAAAGCGGTTTTCAGCGAATACGCCTGCCTGTAACCTATTGCGAGTCGCCTATCTCAAGGCGCGGCCGTTGTTTCTTTTTCGAGCCGCTCTCCCCGGTTTGGTACCCGGCTGGCTGCTAGAGAGCGGAACTTGAACGGTCGCGCCCTTGAGGCCAGCTAGACGACTGCCGGCGCCGGTAGGCCAGTAACGGACCGTCGGGCGACCCTCGAAAGAGGGAATCCAAAATGATGGAAGTCATTGCGGCACTTACCCTTGTCGTGAGCGTGGCGCATCTCGTCGTCGCCCTTATCGGCAAGTAAAAGAACAGCCCCGTCCGGCGCAAGCCGGGCGGGGCTTTCCGTTTCCTACCAGCTGTAGATGATCAGCTCGCCAGCTTGCTTGCCGCTGCCACCGCCGACGGTGTGGCGCAGGCTCACCTCCTGGAGCCGGAAGCCGTCGAAGATCTCGCGGATGTCGGGGTGGTCGTTGATCGAGATCACCACCTTGCCCTTCACCTCGCGGGCGATCGTGGCCATCGCCTGGTACTCCTCAAGGGGGAAGTCGCTGCCATAGCCGGCGGTCTGCCAGTAGGGCGGGTCGAGGTAGTGCAGGGTATGCGGCCGGTCATAGCGGCGGATCACTTCCTTCCAGTCCAGGTGCTCGACGTACACCCGCGACAGCCGCAGGTGCGCCGCCGACAGGCGCTCCTCGAGGCGCAGCAGGTTGAGGCTGGGCGCCGAGGTCGTGGCGGTGCCGAAGGTGTGGCTCGGCTTGGCGCCGAAGCCCTGCTGTTGCAGGTAGAAGAAGCGCGCCGCGCGCTGAATATCGGTCAGCGTGTCGACGTGCTTCAGCTTCTCCCAGGCGTAGATCTCGCGCGAGACCAGCGCCCACTTGAACTGGCGCATGAACTCCTCGAGGTGGTGCTGCACCACCCGGTAGAGGTTCACCAGCTCGCTGTTGGTGTCGTTGAGCACCTCGACCTTGCTGGGCTCCTTCATGAAGAACAGCGCCGCGCCGCCGGCGAACGGCTCGACGTAGCACTGGTGGTCGGGGAAGTTCGGCAGGATGTGCTTAGCCAGACGGCGCTTGCCGCCCATCCATTGAAAGAAAGGTTGAGACATGTTCGTCCTTGTGGGTCAGAGACTTATCGGGTAGCCTCCCCGGCGCCTGTACGGGCATGGGGGGCCATGGCTGGCCCACTCGGTGCACGCGAGTGTGTTAGCGCCCTGGTGGTGTGTCCGCACCGCCAGGGAGCCCTCCATCTACTCTTGGCCTTCCGGCCAGGTCGCTTCTATGCGGCAGCGATAGCCGCTCTTCTCGCCGCGCGCCGTCACCTTGTCGACCGACCAGGTGCCACGCATGTGGCTCGGCCAGGTGTCGTCCAGGGTGATCAGCCCCTCGGCGACGAAGCGGGGGTCGCCGGGCGCGTCGATCGTGATCTTCGCCGCCTGCCGGTTCAGCTTGCGCTGCTCGCCCTGGGCGGCGGCCCGGGCTTCGTCCTCGCTCTGGTACTGCTGTCGCAGCGCCTTGAACGGCTTCTCTCCCGCTTCCACCGTCACCGTCTCGGCGGCTTCGTCGTCGTACCAGGTCGCCCGCACGCCGGCGAACTCCTGGCGACCCGAACGATCGACCGAGGCAGTCACGAAACTGCCGGCGCCCGGCCGGTTGTCCTGCGGTACCGAGAGCGTGACCGGCGGCAGCGATTGCCCGCTGACGCTCTTCACCTGGCCACGCCGGGCCAGAACGTAGAGATCCTCCACCGGCTTGGTCACGGCATCGTGGCGGGCCGCCACGCGCGTCAGAAAGCCCATGTCGGTCTCGTCGGCC